AACAGGTATGTATACAAGGTCTTTAAACTCCTCATATAACTCAACAACCTCATCTGAATTTAGAGTAATTCCTTGCTTACTCTCAGAGGCTTGTTTTAATTTTTCAATAATTTGATTGATCGGTAGTTTTGAGTTATCCATTTTGTTTCCTTGCTGCTTAAATTACTCGGCACGCCAAATTTGACTCCGCATATAGCGGCTTTTATTTTTTAAATCTTTCGATACAAACCAACAACCTTGCCAACCAATCTACAATCTTCGCTAAGTTTAATAATCTGCTCTGGCCAGTTGGGATTTAACGGCTGTAAGTACTTGTTATCACCTTCAATAATTAATTTTTTAAAGGTAGCTTCAGTTTCTCCATAGCACGCAATAATGACTAAATCGCCAGTTTGTAAATCAAAAGTTTGCACCTCAGGATTTACATAAATACGGTCATCTGGAAGAAAGAAGGGTGACATTGACATTCCAGTAACTTTTAAGCCGTAACCACTTTTTCCACAATCTTTATTTGGTGGAAGCCATTCATCAATTTCAGTGTCTTTTAAAACGGTCTCAATTGAAGAAAGTGAGCCTGCCGCAACCCATGAAATAACAGGAATAGGGCGACCTTCTAATGGGATTTTTTGTGATAGATCAACATTGTTATCAAATCCTGTG